TAGGTGGTGAGACTGCTGAACATCCTCAGTATCAGATGAAGATTGATCTTGCTGGATTTTGTACAGGTATAGTAGAGAAAAAGAAAGTTATAGATGGTAGATATATTAGACCAACTGATAAAGTTATTGGATTAGAAAGTAGTGGTATTCATAGTAATGGATATAGTATTATTAATTACTTGGCACGTAGACTGAAGTTAAATTATTGTAATCATCCTGAGTTACTTACACCAACTACAATCTATGCACCAGTAGTTAAGGAATTGCTTGATGAGTTTGATGACATATATGGTATGGCACATATTACAGGTGGTGGTATACCAGAAAATTTACCAAGGTGTTTACCTGAAGGATTGAAAGCTGATGTTGATTGGAATTCTTGGAGAGTGCCAGAGATTTTCTTAGAGATCCAAAGACAGGGTAATATGGATGAGTTAGAAATGAGAAGAGTATTCAATCTTGGTATTGGATATTGTGTAATTGTTCCTGACAATATTAAATATTATGTGATGGATCTTATTCGAGAATTTGGTATTAATTGTTCTGAAATAGGAGAAGTATATGCTGATTGATCAGATAATGATTAGTGATGACATCGTTAATGATGTCACTAAAGTTTTTGATGAGGTTAAACATAAACCAGAAAATGTTTATGATGGAAAAAACTGTACTAGATATGGACTTCAAACTAAAAATATAATTCAGTTAGAAGATTTTCAACCTCTTAAAGAATCATTATTAAAGATCAAATCATCTATAGAGCAGCAACTTAATACACCTCTTCAATATTATGCAGCACATTTTATTGAATATGAAACAGGTGGTTATCAAGCGTTACATGATCATGGACGTAATAATCAGGAAGATATTTCATACATTTTATATCTTAGTGATAGTGTTTGGACTCAAGAAAAAATGAAACCTAGACCACCTGATGCAGAACAATTACAACTTGATATTAATAGTGATGGTCAAACATATTTTGAGATGGAAAATTTTGATGATAGAAGATTATCCTATCAGATACATACATTTCCTAAAGTAGGAAAACTAGTCTTTTTTGAATCTTCTATCATGCATGGTGCTCATGAAACTCGTAATATGAAAAAAGTTTTGGTAGGTGGGTTGAAATTTGTTGACACATGATGTATAATGTTAGGGATTAAAAATTTATTATGGCAGACAAAATTACTAAAGCACGAAATCAGGTGAAGAGCAGATTCTATTATTTGTTTTGGGGTGCAGCAACTTTATCAGTATTTGTTGGCCAGTTGTATGTTGGGTCTGGGTATCGTCAGATGTCCCAATCATTTAATCGTATCATGGATGCGATAGTAGTTGAGATTACACAAGGTGATCGTGATATGTTCTACTAAATATTAGTGGAGACCTGTATGAACTAATGGCTACGATGTGGAACATGCCTTATAATGAGGCACAGTCAAAAGCAAGAACAGTAAAAATATTATCTACTTTTAATACCATTACTAAAGGTATGCCAGAAAAGGATTTCTTTTTTGCCGATAGTAATTGGACAGGTGCTGGTACAGCAATGTGGCAGATTAAAGTATCTGAATCAAACTTAGATAAGTTTGAGCAAAACATTGAAAAGTTTGATCCAGATCACGAAGGTGTTAAGAGTGTAGGTGGTAAGGCAGTATTAGATTATGTCTTTGGTAAGGTAAAGGTTAGGTTCTTAGCAAGTCATAAGAAGAGTGCTAAGGCAGCAGATGCTAAGACAACTGCTATGCAAGAGAGGGCATCAGCATGGATAATGAAACGTGCTATTAAAGATTCATATACTTATAAGAAGTGGACGGATATTAAATTAGATCCAAAGTATGCTGAGTTAGAAAAAATTTATCCAAATGTAGAAGAGGAATGGTTAAAGGTATTCTATGCTCAACAGGCAAGGATGTTAACGGAATTTAGTGATGCCAAATTTAAAATCTTCAATAGAGATGAAGGTTTTATGGGATATATTTCAGACATAGTAAAGAGTAAGTTTGGTGTTAGTAAGAAAGATACTTGGAACCCTGCTGACATATGGTGTATACAAAATCAAAGTAAAGTTGAAGAAATAATTGATCAAACTATTGATGGTAATGGGTCACAAACAATACTTGAATTGAATGCAGTATTGCGTAAACTTTTTACAGAGAGAAAGGTTGTTGGTATATCTCTTAAGAAAGTATCGGGTGCTACTGCTAAGTATGAAGAGTATAATGTTCGTAAGGATGGGTTGGAAGCAGATTATAATTTCAATGTGGATAGTATGTCAATTGATCTTAGCACTAAGAGTGAGAATGAATTCTCTACACAGGATACTAGGATCATTGTAAGTGGTAATGGTGCTGAATATAATTTTCAGATTAAAGCAAATGATTCTAAGTCCACTTCTAATTTAAAATGGGAACCTACACAGAAGGGTGCAGCTGCTGCTCGTGTTGGTAAAGCACCAGTTGATATGGTTGGTAAATTGATCAGTGATAATAAGGGTGATTTTATAAACAGACATCAGAATTTTCCATCAACAGCTACTAAGTTCTTAGAAGAGGAAAGTAAATATAGAGCTTTATTTACTAAACTTAAAACAAAAAAAGTTGATACTAAGATTGCTAATGAGCAAACGTTTGTTGATAATATGTTAGCAGTATATGCTAATGAACCTCATGTTGCACACAGTAAGTGTATGCAAATGGCATTCTTAGATGTGGTTGTTGATATGAAGAAGACTAAGAGAAGGGAATTTATGACAGATATGGTATTCCTAGCAGCGAAGAAGGGTAAACGCTTTGGACCATTTGGCAAACTGTACTAGTGAAGCTCCAAAAGTGTTGTTGTGATGCTATGATATGGGTATCAGATGAGGAATGGATGCCCAACAAACACCTTGATCATTTAGAGGACAGTATTTTAACTGGTCGTAGGGTCGCATTGGGTGCGGTCAAGCAAGCATTATCGCTTACTGATAATATCAGTATCAAATATGATGGTGCTCCTGCTATAGTGTTTGGGACTAATCCTGAGAATGATAAGTTCTTTGTTGGCACTAAGTCCGTCTTCAACAAACGTTTAATTAAAATCAATTACAGTCATGAGGACATTGATAAGAATCATCAAGGCATTGTCGCTGACATTCTTCGGTTGGCTTTTGATAACGTTCCTCGTATCAATCGTATTGTCCAAGCTGACTGGATCGGTGTCGGTGGGGGTAGTGTTTATTGCCCTAATATTGTGCGGTATAGATTTGCCACTAAAATTACTAAAGAGATTATTCTAGCTCCGCACACAGAATATACTGCTGTTGGTCCTGATGTAGTGGGTAAACCTATTAGTAAAGAACTAATCAATAGTTTGAATACATTGTCAGATAATATTGAGTCTTCTTACTTTGTAGATACTACAGCAGCAAAGGCAGTTAAGTGTCCATTTAACGGTCTTGATATCTTAGCAAAAGTTGTTGCTTTGTTACCCTTTACTAAGGTACCTTCAAGTAAAAAAGCACGTGTAGAAATAGCTAAACATATAAACTGGTTTGTTCGTGATGACAGTTGGGACTATGAGTTTCCGTCTTCTGATTACATGTATGATTTGTTGGATGCTAAATATAAGAGAGAAGTTAATGTCAATACCTTTAAAGTATGGCAATTAATACATCAACTGAAGATGCGTGTACTTAATACTATCCAAACGGATGGTAGTGTTATCTGTGATATTAAAGGCAAGTCAATCAATCATGAGGGGTTTGTTACTGTAGCAGATACACAATATAAACTTGTAGACCGTCTAACATTTAGTAGAGCAAACTTTAATTTAGATAAAGATTGGACGCATGAAAAAGTTTAGTGCTTTTCTATCAGAAGCAGAACGTTCCCTAGCAGCACAGACCGCAGAAAAATTAGGTCTTAAGCACGTATCTTATGGACGCTATGCTGATCCTAGAGGTAATGTCACGCACGTTTCCAAGGATGGTAAGCTAGTAAAGCTAGAACCTGGAGAGGAAGGAGGTAAACAACAAAGTGGACGAGAAGAAGAAGGAGGCGGTGAAAATACGAGCGATCAAGGTTCGATATCTATTACTTTCGGAAGATTTAATCCACCTACTGTTGGCCATGAAGTTTTAATTAAGAGAGTTGCTAGAGAAGCAAAGGGTGGAGAGTATAGAATATATCCTAGTCAGACTCAGGACGCAAAGAAAAATCCTTTAGGTCCATCAGAAAAAATTAAGTATATGAAGATGGCATATCCAGATCATAAGGATGCCATTTCTACTGGAGAAGAATTACGCACTATCTTTGATGTTCTTGTTGCTTTAAATGAAGAAGGTTTTAGTGAAGTAAAGATTGTTGTAGGTGGTGATAGAGTATCTGAATTTAATTCTCTTGCTCAAAAATATAATGGTAAGTTGTATGAGTTTGAAAATATTTTAGTTGTCTCTGCTGGTGAGAGAGACCCTGATGCAGATGATGTATCTGGTATGAGTGCATCTAAGATGAGAAAGGCTGCTGCTGAAGATGACTTTAAGACATTTGAAAAGGGTATGCCAAAAGCATTAGGACCAAAAGAAAGGCTTCGTCTTTATAAGTCTCTAAGATCTTCTATGCAGGTAGAAAATTTAGAAGATTTCCATGATGCATCATTTAAATTATTTGAGATTGCTCCTAAGTTAGATCCTCAAGGATTGAGAGAAGCATACTTTGAAGATGATTTATTTAAAGTGGGATCATTTGTGGAGAATGATAACACTGGTCTCATAACTAAGATTGTAAGTCGTGGTAGTAATTATATTATTAGTATTGATGAACATGAAACTGTATTCCGTTCTTGGTTGAGAGATTTAGTAGAGGTTAGCACTGAAATTGCTATCAAAGGATTTAATTGGACACCTGCAGGAGAGGTAGGGACAGATGCCCTAAGTAACTATGTTAGAAAACTTACTCCAGGTGAGTTCCTTAAAAAGATACAAAAGAAAAA